GTCATCAATCAACGGGGGTACATTTTGATTATCGAGAACCAAGCAACCGATACCGAAGCAGCGCACAAGATTGAGATTCTCTGCCCGTCATGCAATGCAAACGTAACGCAAGATGAGCTTGATAAAACGCAGTGTTCAGACTGTGGTGCTGACTTAGCCGTGCCTAAGCAAAGCGTTGAGATTCATGCAACGTCTGTGCCAGCTTTTGTTATTGCGTTTACGGGGTAGATCATGTTTCCAATCATGGATATTTTAGGCATTGGCATGAAGGTCTTGGATAAGTTTTTCCCAGACCCAGAACAGAAAGCCAAAGCCCAGCTTGAACTCATGCAGATGCAGCAGAACGGCGAGCTTGCAAAAATGCAGGCTGATATGCAAGAGCAAGGTGAGCTTACCAAGCGCCAAGAAAACGATATGAGGTCTGACTCATGGTTGAGTAAAAACATTCGCCCGATGACGTTGATTGCAATTCTGGTAGGCTACTTTATTTTTGCCATGATGAGTGCCTTTGATCTTGACACTAACGAGAAGTATGTCGAGTTACTTGGGCAGTGGGGGATGCTTATTATGTCCTTTTACTTTGGTGGCAGAACGCTTGAGAAGATCATTGACATGAAAAGCAAAACGCCCGAAAAGAGCGACAAGTAATGGCGACAGCTAAAAAGCCTGCGGTTAAACGAGCGCCAGTTAAACGGGTTGCAAAGCCTGCGCCCGTTAGAAACCCAGACTTTACCGACAAGGTTGTTGACCTCATCAAGTGGGTGGACAGTCCGTTCAAACTGATCTCAGTGGTACTGATTGCGTTTGTTGCGTTTGCTGGATACTTTGCTTGGGACTCACGACAGGTCATTCTGGGTGCGATCAGTAGCAAAAAGACTGAACTCAAAGAACCGTTGTTGGTTGAAGCTATTGCCAAGTCTTTAATTTACGACCTAAGCGCAGATGTGGTGGTGGTTAACTCTGTAAATCTTCAGTCCAATAGCCGTGTAACCATCTTAGCAATGAGCAATCAAGGGCGAGAAAAATCACTTGAAGGCTCAATCAACGCTTTGTTTACTAGTTCGCCTGAACGCAACCGTGCAGTCATCACAATGTTTCAAGGCGAGGTGCATTGCGAAACGTTTGTGCCAAGCTCAAAGATTGGTGAGTACGCTGTCAAACATGGTGTAACGTATATGTGCCGTGGCGCTATACCGCCAGAACAAGGTAGGTTTGTAGGCTACATAGCAGTGGGTTTTAAGATATCACCTAAAGATATTATTCAAGCAAAGACTCGTATTAACTTAGCATCGACGGAGATGAGTAAATGATTAGCAACTGGGACAACGCTTTTAACTTAATGCTCAAGTCAGAAGGTGGCTTTAGCGATGACCAACGTGATTCTGGCAATCACCTGCCTGATGGTCGCACGGGTTCAACAATGCTCGGCGTAACCCAGTACAACTGGGAAAACTGGATTGGGCATGAGGTCACGCACGACCAGATGCGTAAGTTGACTCCTGAAGATGTAAAGCCGTTTTACAAAAAGAAGTTCTGGGATTTGTGCAAGTGCGATGAGCTGAAATCAGGTATTGATTATTTGGTATTTGACTTTGCCGTGAACGCCGGTCCGGGTGGTTCGGCTAAGATTCTTCAACGTGCCGTGGGTGTCACGCCTGACGGTGGCATTGGTCCAATTACGTTAGCTGCTGTAAACGCTATTCCTGAAGTTGAACTTATTGAGAAGTTTAGCCAAGCCAAAGAGACTTTTTACCGAAGCCTCGGTAACTTTGATGTGTACGGTAAAGGCTGGCTTAATCGTGTGGCAGACGTTAAACTGAAAGCCTCTAGCATGTTGGGGTAACCTATGCCGTTACAGAAACTGACCTTTCGACCCGGTGTAAACCGTGAGGGTACTAACTACGCCAATGAGGGCGGTTGGTATGAATGCGATCACATTCGTTTTCGCTCAGGTCAGGTTGAAAAGATCGGCGGGTGGACTCGCTTATCCAACGGTTCGTATCTCGGCACAGCACGGTCAATGTGGAACTGGATCAACCTTGAGGGTACAAACTACCTTGGGGTTGGCACAAATTTAAAGTATTACATTGAGTACGGTGGTGGTTACTACGACATCACCCCAATCAGAAAGACTGTAAACCCCATGCTGGGCGCTGTACCTCCAAGCACTGGCAACCCGTTGGCTACTGCGTTTAATACGCTCAACGGCGGCATTACGGCAACGCAGACTACACTTATTCTTACTTCCGGTACATCGTTTCAAAACTCGCCGGGCATTATCAAGATTGATTCAGAGCAAATCTACTACACAGGCAAGTCAACCAACACCCTGACAGGGCTTGTGCGGGGTTACAACGGCACAACTGCGGCTACTCATGCTACGAGCGCATCTGTAAGCTGCTCAACAGTTACTGTGACTGATGTTGCTAATGGTGTGGTGCAGAATGACTTTGTGACCTTTAGCGGGTTGACCGCTACAGGCGGGTTTACAACGGGTCAGCTTAACGTTGAGCAGCAAGTCTTTAACGTAATAAGCGTAGATAAGTACACATTCAATGTGGCGGGCGTGTTTTCTACTAGTGCGGTAACCACTGGTGGCGGAACGGTTGGGATTGCTGCGTATCAAATCAATACAGGTTTGGACATTTACGTGATCGGCACAGGCTGGGGTGCAGGCGTATGGGGTCGTGGCGGCTGGGGTAGTGCGTCTTCTACTCAGGGTGTTGGCGCTCAGTTACGCCTCTGGTCAAACGACAACTACGGTCAAGACTTAATTATTGCGCCCCGCAACGGCGGTGTTTACTACTGGGCAAGTGCAGGTGGTTTGACTACCCGTGCTAAGTTGCTAAATGATCTGTCAACAACAGAAGGTTACGCTGGTCAGTACGTTCCAAACCAGACGCTTGAGGTTTCAGCATCGTCAATTCAACGGTTTGTTATTTGTTTTGGTGCAAACCCGTACGAATCTGGAACGCCTAATACAGACTTTAACCCGATGCTGGTGCGTTGGTCAGACCAAGCCAATCAATACGACTGGGTTCCCGATCCAACCAATCAGGCAGGTGAGTTTGGTTTGTCACACGGCTCATCTATCGTTACTTACGTCAACACTCGACAAGAGATTTTGATCTGGACTGATTCTGCGTTGTACTCAATGCAGTACGTTGGCGCACCGTATGTGTGGTCGTTCCAGCTTTTGATGGATAACATTTCCATCATGTCACCGAATTCAATTTACACCGTCAACAACGTAACCTACTGGATGGGCAATGGTAAGTTCTACCAATACTCAGGTCGTGTTGACACGCTGGCAAGCTCACTGCGCCAGTACGTTTTTGAGGATATCAACCAGAATCAGTCGTACCAAGTGTTTGCTGGTGGCAACGAGGGTTACAACGAGATTTGGTGGTTTTACTGCTCACTAAACTCAGACACTATTGACAAGTATGTGATCTACAACTACCTCGATAAGGTCTGGTATTACGGCACAATGGCAAGGACCGCATGGCTTGATTCAGGCATCAGGGAATACCCTATGGCTACGGATTACAACAACCGTGTGCTGTACCACGAGTCTGACGTTAATGACGTTGCTGGCACAACTTCACTGCCAATTGAGGCTTACATTCAGTCTTCTGACTTTGACATTGGTGACGGGCATAACTTTGGGTTTGTGTGGCGCATCTTGCCTGACGTTAACTTTAACGGCTCAAACATCGACCAGCCGTTTGTCACAATGACGGTCAAACCTCGTCAAAACTCGGGTACGCCATATGGGGTAGCAAACATTCCTGAAGTACAAAGCGCAAGCAATTACACCGCCGTTCGAGCATACAACGTGCAGCTTTTTGATGGGCAGGTGTACACCCGCCTACGTGGTCGCCAGATGAGCTTTAGGATTGAGTCCGGAGAACTTGGTGTGCAATGGCAGTTGGGTACACCTAGAATTGATATTCGTAATGACGGGCGGCGTTGATGAGTACTGGCACAACACAATCTCCCAACTTGCCAACACCTCCGGCAGAGTATGAGCAACGTTACCTTGAACAGTTAACAAACGTATTGCGTCTGTATTTTTCGCAGCTAGATAATCCGGGATTTTCTGCAGCAAGTGGTTTAAACTTGAATATAGATAAACTCCCGACCCAAACCAGTCTTGCTGACCTACGGGTTGGCGATGTGTACCGTGACACAACAGCCGGTAATGTCCTAAAGGTCAAAGTATGAGCTTAGATAAAGTAGCCCAGCATTTAGCCGCCCAAGGGCGCGGCACCGATTCCGTACTTGTGCACATGTCACCAAAAGAAGTTGGTGCGCTGCAACACATGGCTAAACAACACGGCGGTAGTCTGTCGGTTAACCCGCAAACTGGGTTGCCTGAAGCTGGGTTCTTAGACGCTATTTTGCCTATGGTTGCTGGTGCGGGCTTAGCAATGATCCCCGGCGTTGGTCCTCTTATGGCAGCGGGTATTGTCGGCGGTGGTACGGCGCTGCTTACTAAAGACCTGAACAAAGGCTTGATGGCGGG